AATTAATGACATTTTTATTAGCGCGTGTACTATCGGGTGTGTAAGTAGCAGGACTAATAAGAGGAGAACTAGTACCGTTTCTATCATAATCTATTCCTTTCCTTCCAGGCTTTTGTGATAAACCATATAACAAGCCTTCAAACAATTCCCATGTAGGAAAGTTCATTCGCTTGGTAGTTTTGTTATCATATATATTTTTAAAGAGTGTTAGAGAGTATTCCATGATTGTCGTTATGTTCTGGTCCTTTCCAATCTTTTGGTTTAATTAAATCTGGCAATCCAAATGGATTTGGCCTGGATTCTTTTATACCAACTTCTTTTGACATGTTTGCTTCGTAAACTTCATTCCAAGCTTTGTTTCCATCAATACCAAATGCGTCTAATGTACCAATAGCAAATACGCACATGTCAATTAATCCATCAACTATTTCTTCTGGATTTTTATCTTCTATTGCTTTATTAGTTTCATCTACTTCTTCTTGAATCATTTTCATTCTAAATTTTAAAAATTCATTTAATATAGATTTATCAGCATCAGATTGTTGTTGAGCTTGTACCCATTTCTTAACACCAAACTTATGGTGCATATCATTAATATCTTTTACCCAATTATCAGACATGTTATTCTCCTTATACAAAAAAGTCTTCTAATGATGCTACCTTCTCTACTTTCCAGCCTATAGCATCCATTATAATCTTCATAGGTTCAGTGAATGTTTTTGCAAACTGAAGATCATAATCAATATAGTTATGTAATTTAAATTCTTTAGGTAATACTTCAGGAAATGATATTATGTTTTCCATTATTGAGTTTGGAACTTTTAAATATACAAATTTTATTTTATCACCACCTGATATCAATTCATACTTATTTGTTAAATCTCTATCATTTAATAATTTATTATATAGAATAGATCCACGAATATGAATAGGCGTACCTTTCTTATATACAGTATGCTTATCTTTAAACTGATTGACATTGTTAGCAGACCTAGGAAAAGAAATATTTTCTGGCGGTTGCTTTTTAAATTCTATTTTAAAATCTTCTATGAATCTTTGAGTTGCTTCTTCATTACCATTTACTAAAATTTTAAATACTTCTTTTAGCTTATCTCTAACTATTTGTGGAGTAGAAGATTTAATTGCTTCAATACCCATAATCTTTAGTTTGGGTTCAGCATACTGTACACCTTCATTATTATGTACGTTTAATATATATCTCTTCTTTGCAGTCCATATTCCGCGGTCAGCTATAGCTTCTCTTGCCATAACCATTCTTGATTTATAGCAATTCATTTTATAGTTTAATTCTTTATATGACTTTTCTAACTTTGTCTCAAAATGATCTTTACAAATTTGGTCTAAGAATTTAACTGGATCTTTAGGATTAAACTTTTTAACTAATGGTCCAAAGTTAACATAAAGTGAATCAGTATCAATGGCGATAACATAATCTTTATCAGTTTCTAATAATTCGTTTAAGGATTTATTCATAGCTTTTTCAGCCCATCTAATTGCTAACTGACCTGAGTATGTAATACCTTCAGCTATTTTAAGATCATAATATCTGAACCACCTATTACCCATTGCACCATACAAAGAGTTAAGCAAAATCTTAATAGCCATTTGTTTATTCTCAAGTTGATTTATTTCAGTATCTAACTGAGATGTTTTTTCTTTTTCATATTGTTTTTTTGCAGCTATCATCATATTCTTAACTGACTTACGTTCTTCATAATATTCTATAATGATTTTTGGAATCATGCCTTCAACTTTTTTAGAGTATGTAGAGCCATTTGCAGCAACTGCAACATTATGATCCACTGCTTTTAATGTATCGCCTTTCTCATTTAAATAATAATCAACATTAGATTTAAAGTCTTCTCCAGTATGTACCAAAGTTTCTGGTGACATATTATATTCAACAATTAAGTTAGGATACAAAGAATTTAAATCAAAAGAAACTACCCAATCATGTATACCAACTTGTGGATCTTTAACATATGCTCCAGCAAAAGTAGTTTTTACTCTGTCAGGATTCGTTTCTATTTCAGCAACTGTCTTTTGTGAATTTAAACTTCTGTAAATTATTGAATCCCATATTGATGTAACACCAAATGTATCATTATAGTTTACACCACCTTTATACGCAATAGTAAGAGCTAGTGTAATAAGACCCATCTTTTCTTCTAGTCTTTCTATTAACTCAACATCTTTGATATTGTAATCAATAAAGAGTTGGTGATTCTCTTTATATAAATTACGCAATGAACCATAATCTTCATATGATAATTTCTTTTCACCAAGAACTACATTAGCTATATGATCTAACCTATAAGATTCTTGTGGGCCATAAGTATATCCAAACTTTAAAAATAAATCATAATAATCTAAAGTTTCAATACCTTTAATAATGTATGTATCATTTTCTTTATTTTGTTTTCTAACCATACGATGATCTACTTGACCCCAAGGAGAAAATCGTTTTACATATTCAGCACCAAGTATTTTATATGTTCTATTGATTAAGTAGGGAATATCAAAAAACCTAACATTCCAACCTGTTATTATATCAGGTGTTCTATCAAACTCACTCCAATATTCTATAAAACTTTTTAATAGTTCTGCTTCACTGTCACATTTAATATATGATATGTTATATTTAGATTTTGATTTATCATAATCATTTAATCCCCATACATAATAAACATTTTTTAAACTGGATTTAAGGGCTATTGATATAACAGGTTGATTAGCATCAGCTGGATATGGAAATCCTTCATCTGAAGCTACCTCAATATCAAAAGATACTACATTTATTAAATTTCTTTTAAACTCTATTTCTCTAGGAAATGCTTCTGTAATAAATTGATGTATAAAATTATAATGACCGTATATTTTAAAATTATCTACATACTTATACTTATCAACGAATTCTTTTGCATCTCTCATAGAATTGAAATCTATTGGAGCTACATATTGATTTTGTAATGATTTCCATTGAGTTTTCTTTTTCGATTTTATAAAAAGCTTTGGTTTATAAGCTATTCTTTTAATTACTTTTTTACCAGCATGGTCATAACCTCTATAAAGAATGGAGTTGCCATACCTACTAACATTTGTATAAAACTGCATATTATTATTCTATCACAGTTTAATAGTAATGTAAATAGTTATCATATATTTTTTTTATAAATATTAGTTTGGCTCTGGGAGGTGGACTCGAACCACCACGCCTTGCTCAAGACAATAGAGAAACAATCTATCGCGTCTACCTTTTCCGCCACCCCAGATTAAACACCGCCAGGTGTATTCTTTTTATATGGATATTTTCCATCTTCTTTTTCTAGTTTAAATACTCTTGAATTGTAAACAGCTCCCCAGAACCAATTTGGTCCTGGAGGAAAGAGATGCCATACTGATATACTGTCTCTTCTGTTAATCTTACACCAAGCTATGATTTCTTTAATTCTCTGCATTCTTATCCAAGGCTGCAATCATTCTAGTCATACCAATACCTCCACCTACACGTGGAAAGAAATCAAACTCTAAGAACTTTTCCAATTCAGCTTCAACTCTATCTTTACCAAATAGTTGGAATAGTAGTTGAGAATATTCCCCTTTAGTTATTGTATGAAACGTATCTCTCATCATATCAACATCAGTAGATCTTTCAGCTGATCCTATTGTTTCCATTCCACCTAGTATTACATCAATCTTTTTACTATGGATACCATCTTCGTATCTACTCATATTCCAAAAAGGACTTGTAAATTCAGGAAAGTCTGTGATCATTGCAGTGCCAAATTCTTCGTACATTTTAGTTTCATGCTCAGCAGTAAGTTCATCTACTTTACCCCAAGAAAGTCCTCCATAATGTTGTTGCCATAGTTCATATGTTTTTTCCGTTGGTTTTTTAAAACCTAAATATTCGCACAATTCATACTCCATTGCTTTGAGATCATCAATTGTACCAGGAAATTCAAATTCAAACATAGGAAAGATTATATCATGTCTTCCTGGTATTGCATTCGGTTCTTGTCTATAAGATGTAGATACACAAAAGAAACCTTCACTATTCGGTTTACTTAATAATTCGTGTTCTAACCACATTTGACCAGTTTGTGGTAGTGGCCATATTTGTCCTGCATAATTATATGTTGCAACATTGAAAGGATCTTCACATGCTGCTAGTATACTTAATCTATTTTGAGTATGGACTTCCAGAAAACCTTTGTCCAAAAAAAATGACCTTAAAAGGCCAACGGTATCTGTAAATTTTTGTGGGGATATTAGTTGTGTCATTATAAGCTCCAATCATTAAATTCTGAGTTTATTTATACAATTAGAACTTATAATAATTTATTTTTTTAATTTATTTTATAGTCCATTTGGAACTATAACATAATGAATTGATAATACAACTCCAAC